ATGTTACAGCAGGTAAGCCATATATAGTTGGTGAGAAGGGTGCAGAAATGTTTGTGCCTAATTCTTCTGGTACTATTGTGCCTAATAATCAAATGGGAATGTCAGCACCTTCAGTTAATTTCACAATACAAGCCACCGATGCAAGTGGCTTCGATGAATTATTATCATCAAGAAAGAATCAAATCGTGGCTATGATTTCACAAGCTATGAATCAAAAAGGTAAGGTAGGTTTAATCTAATGGCAGGTGCATTTCCAACAACTAAGAAACCCAGAGTGTTTAATTTCACTTCTAACAGACCAAATAACACAGCCTATACTTTGAGTGGCAAAAGATCAATTAAACAGTTTGCAGCCCAATACTTCAGCTTCAGTGTACAAATGCCACCTATGAAGCAATCAGACTTCCAACAATTCTATGCTTTCTTAGTTAAACAAAAAGGTAGCTTTGAAGATTTTACTTTTGAATATCCACTAGACAACTTAGGTGCTGATAAAGGTGAAACAGATATATTGGCTAATGGTGTACAAGCGATAGGCGATTCAACAATCGCTATGGATGGCTTCAGTGTTTCTACCGATGATGTTTTAAAAGGTGGTGACTTAATAAAGTTTAGTGGTCATAACAAAGTCTATATGGTGACAGGCGATGTCAATTCCAATGCTAGTGGTCAAGCCACTGTATCTATTGAACCACCCCTACAAGCAGCATTAGCAGACAATGAAGCAGTCACAGTTAATAAACCATCATTGACTGTTGCTTTAGTGCAAGACGATGTTTTATACAGCACCGATGCAGCAGGTTTCTTTACACTAAGTTTTGATGTTCGTGAGGTGTTGTAATGGCAAGAACATTAAGTTCTAACATACAAACACTAATTCTACAGGAAGGTGTAAGAATTGTTCACTTATTGAATATTCAGACCTCAACACCAATTACAGTTACAAATCATGTTAAAGATTTAACTTATGATTCTGTTACTTATTCAGCAGGTGGTAATTTTGTTGATTTACAAGAAGTACAAGAATCAGGAGACTTAGAATATTCAAATATGAATATCTCCCTAAAGAATGTAACTACTACAGTTAGAGATATATTTAAGGCTGAAGATTTTGTAAACAAGTCAGCAAAAATATATGTAGCTTTTTTAGATGCTGATGAAACTTTATTGGATGCTTATTTGTTTTTTGAAGGTACAGTCGCTGATGCTTCTTTAGTGCAACAGAAAGATACATTTGCAGTCAATATAGGTTTAGCTAATCAGTGGAAAAATTGGGACATTATCAAAGGCAGGAAGTTCACGAGTACATCACAAAAATCCATATACCCCAATGATAAAGGGCTTGATGCAGCCCACTTAACTAATTCAGATGTAAGGTGGAATAGATAATGAACGCTTTTTTTGCAGCAATAGGTCAAGCTATATCAGCTTTTGTAACTTTTTTAAGCAACCCTTATACACAAGCAGCATTATTTATTGCTAGTGGGGTGCAATCGCACAGAACTAATAAGAAGCTCAAAAGAGGGCAAGACATTCTGCTGACTAAGTTTGGCACTGGTGCTGGTATTCCTGTTGTTTATGGCACAAGAAGAGTGGCAGGTACTGTAGTGTTCATGGAAACTGTTGCCAATAAAGAACTCTTTGTCGTTTATGCATTAGCAGTTGGTGAAGTTGAAAACATATCGGATTTAAGAATAGATGGTAGGTCAATTAACGATACTTCTGTCTATCGTCAAGGTTATGTTTTGAGAAAAGAAGGCAATTATTTCGGTGGTACAGTAGCATCGGAAAATACTGTAGATATTGGCAATGTCTTGGGTGGTGCAGGTGGTGATAATCCAAGAATGGTTTTTAACTTGCATCATGGAGCAACAGACCAAGAAGCAGACCCTATGCTTTATCATGTCTTTGATGGTACAAATTCTAGACCTAATAGCTGGTCACAAGAGCATAAATTATCTGGCATAGCTTATATTGCTGCTAACTATGAATACGATACACAGGGTATGTTTACTGGCATACCTAATCTAACTGCTGTCGTGAAGGGTAAGAAAGTATTGGACACTAGAACATCAACAACAGGTTGGTCAGATAATACTGCTTTAATTCTCTATGATTACCTAACCAATGATGAATATGGTAAGGGCATAGCAACAAGCAAAATAGATACCACATCTTTTAATACTGCTGCTAATGATTGTGAAACAGGTGTCCAAACAATAACTCATAGCAATGTAGCAATCATAAGAGCTTCTACAGATACAGATAGGATTGAGATAAGTGGACAAGATAATTTCAATAAAATAAAAACAGGCACAAATATATCTTTCACAGCCAACAGCACTACCTACTTTTCAGGCAAAGTAATCAGTAAAGATAATAGTGGTTTCTCCGATGAATTTGACACTGCTTATCGTAGAAGATATTTCATAGATTTAGAAGATGGTGCAGTAACCACAACAATTACATCTAGCACCACTGGAACAATAACAGAAACACAAGATAGGTTTGAAACCAATGCAGTCATAGATACCGATGAATCGGTGTTAGAGAATACCAAAGACCTTGTAGCAAATATGAGAGGTATCTTTAATTACACCAATGGCACATATTCTATAAAGGTTGAAGGTACTGAAACACCAGTCCTTAATTTAGATGAAGATGATATCTTAGAAGCAGGTATTGAACTAGCTATTGAAAATAAGGAGCAGAAATACAATAGAGTTGAAGTTGAATTTTATAATTCATCGAAAAACTATGAAGCCGATACAGTTGTTGTTGAACATAGTCCATTAAGCGATGATGGTGGTGAATTACTGGAACATAGAGCACAATTTCCTCATGTTACCAATCAAAGGATTGCTTACAATCATGCCAATGCGATATTAAATAGGTCAAGAAACAACAGAACGATATCTTTTGTTGCAACACCCAAAGTATTGAAAGCAAAAGTCGGTGAAGTTATAACTATCACTAGCTCTGATTTAGGTTTATCACAAGAGCAATATCGTATAACTCAAATGACAATACAGCCTGACTTAAATATACAAGTCAGTGCAGTAGAATATCAAGGCAGCATATATGGTTGGAATAATCCACCAGAAGAACCGATAGAAGCATCGGAATTGCCACCAGACCCATACAGGGTTGAACAAGTAACTAACCTTAACTTTGTGCAAAAAAGTGGTTCTACACCAGCATACTTATCTTGGACTGATGCCGATGGCTATACCAGTTTTGAATTTGCAGTTAAAGTTTACGATGCCATCAATCAGGGTGGTAATGTTATTAGGGATGGCAGAGTTAAAGAAAATAGATTTTATTTGCCTGAATTGCCTAAAGCTAATGGTTATTCTGCTGAAGTAATATCTATCAATACATTGGGTATTGAATCAGACCCTACACCACTTAACTCATTTAATGTCACAGTAGACCCAGTTATTAACGATGACATAGGCAATAGTGCAGTTGATACCGATGAAATCAATCAGGGTGCTATAGGTGGTATGCAGTTTACAGAAACCAAAGCCTATTATGGCACTGGTACATTTAATGACAGCAATACACCTTTCTATGTCGATACTAGTTCCAATTTCTCATTAGGTAGTGCTTTATCCTTCAATGGCACAACCTTAACCATAGGTGGCTATGCTACAGATACCGATATTGCTGATTTTATTACTGGTGCAGAAGTCAATGCCAATGTTACATCCATTAGTGGTGGTGTTATACAAACAGGCACAATATTGGCTGATAGGTTAAATGTTTCAACAATTTCATCTATATCAGCAGACTTAGGTTCAATTACAGCAGGTTCTATAAATATAGGCTCTGGAGCTTTTACAGTATCAAGCAGTGGTGTTATGACAGCGACAGGTGCAACTGTATCTGGCAACATTACTGCAACCACATTAAATGTTAGTGGTGCAACTGTTACAGGTACACTTGATGCAGAGGTCATAACCTTGAATGGCACACCACTTGATAATATTTTTGCTTACAACAGTGGTACTGGAGAAACAACTGTTACTGGTAGTGAAAGTCTGACTGGCAATCTATCCATTGGTGGCAATTTAACTGTCACAGGTGATATTGAAACCACAGGACATCATAATAAGCTAGTATTTTCTACAGATGGTAAAGGTTTAAAATTTGGTGATTCATCTATCTTATATGAATGGACAGCCACCTCGACTGGTACTGAAGATTGTTGGTTTGGTCATGCTGATGCATCAGCTCTAATCGGTTTGAATAGTAGCAAACCAGCTTTCTATGATGGCTCTAACTTTAATGGCATTGCTTATAAAAATGCTACAAGTGGCTATGTTGTTGTTGGTACTGATGTTGATCTTAAGTTTGATTCTATTGGTGTGGGTACTGCTGCCAGTGGTACAACTGGT